CCGAGACCGCTTTCTATATGTAACACGTTATAGTTAATTGCGTATATAAAAACCTTGGTTTTTTTAGCGTTGTTTTGACGGTGCAAATCTATTTCACACCATTGATGTGCTATACGACTAAAGTTAACTTGACCTGTCGGGTAATACGTTTGGGGGTTTAGCGAAAAACTATGTACTTCAAATTTTTCAGGATACCCTGTATATTTTCTTAAAGCCTGTATATACGACGAATTAAAATTTGTGTTTATGATTTCCTGGTTATTAAACTTTAACGTTACGTTTTTGATTAATGCGTATCCCGTACGGTTTAGATCCGGGTACGCTACGAAAAACATTTCCTTAACGGGGTGTTTAAAATTTAACATAACGGCCTTTTTAGTTTGGGATATATCCGTTGTAAAATGTGACATTTGACATTGTGTTATGACGTATTCGATTGGTCGCGATAATAGGAAATTTCGTTCATCTTCGGAAACGAAGAAGAAATCCGTAACGAGTGATACCTTTTTTATAGACGAAGCTACATCACTAGGTGGATCACTTTCCTTGGGCGAATCACTGTCATAGAATTGGAGTGTAACGTCACTTAACTTTTTGAACTTGATTCTAATTTCAACAACTTGTTTTGTGAGTGCGCATACAGGTACGGCTAAACTCGGGTGTCTAAAAAAGTAAAACGGTAACATAACACTATAGTCCCAATCGTAATTTACAGGTATATAGTCGTTATGACCTGTTAAGAAGTAGAGAGTTTGTTTGGTATCGTCATCTGTATGGTTTAATTGGTTATACATGTAAATATAATCACCAGTTATACGTTCAATGGTTTGTCCACCTATGAGCAAATCTGCGTGTTCTATTATATGCGATCCTATAGATTTAATATACCGAATATCGTGATTACTTGATGTTTTTGTACCCGTGGGTTGAGGTAAAGTAAACTTAAGCATCATACTTCTGATGAGATCCCCTTTGTTATCGGGTATACGACATTCAATAGATGTATCAAAATCAGGTTCACCATCGAAGGGAATTTCTATAGCTTCTGTTGAAAATTTCGTATGTCGTTTGAAATTCGTCAGGAAATGTGAAAATTCAGGCTCACTCGTAAGCCACTGATCCTGAGCACCTGTAGCGGCAAGCTTTATTCTACCAGCCATTCTTATTGTACGTGAGTAAAATTTTATAAAATAAAACGAGGCGATACAATAGATGAATCTTCAACTTCGAAAATTCAAACCCGAAGGCATGGCCGATGATAAAGTGTGTGTTTTTATTGGTAAACGTAATACGGGTAAATCAACTTTAGTTACTGATATATTATTCCATAAAAAACATTTACCAGCTGGAATAGTTTTATCAGCAACAGAAGAAGGTAATCATTATTATCAACAGTATATACCAGACCTTTTCATATACGGTGATTACGATAGAGAAGCTATAGAGCGTGTTATGGATAGACAGAAGAGATTGGTAGGTATGGGTAAAACAAATTGTGGTGCGTTCCTGTTATTAGACGATTGTATGTACGATTCTAAATTTATGAAAGATACGTGTATCCGACAGTGTTTCATGAACGGGCGTCACTGGAAGATATTTTTCATGCTAACCATGCAATATTGTATGGATTTGCCCCCTGCTCTCAGGGCAAACGTCGATTACGTGTTTATTTTACGTGAAAATATCATTCAAAATCGTGAGAAATTGTATAAATCCTTTTTCGGTATTTTTCCAACATTCGAGATGTTTAATAAAGTCATGGATTCATGTACCGAGAATTATGAATGTTTAGTATTGGATAATACGTCTAAGAGTAATAGGATAGAAGATTGTGTATTTTGGTATAAAGCAAAACTCAGGAAAAACTTTAAGGTTGGCGCACCTCAATATTGGCAAACGCATAAAAAGATGTTTAATCCGAGACACGGTAACATGAAACTTGGCGATCGAAACACAGTTAAAAAAACAACTGCATTAAAAGTTATTAAGAAGAAATGATACGACTTTTTTCTAGACGATTAAGTTCAGCGTTAAATATATTACCAGTACCAATACCAGCACCAGCTTTTATACCTCCGTATAAACCCGATACTAAACGAAATCAGGTTTATATAGAGTATGATGAAGAAAAAACGATTACGAACGGTGACGATGGGTACCGCGTACTGGTCGATGTGTGTCACGAAACACAAACCGTTTATATAGATCACGACATGTCTAACTACGACGAATTAAACGATTTACCCAGAATTATAAAAACGTTTGGGTGTTTATACCCTAAGTATACCTTACGACAATAACCCAGGCTAATGCGTAAACACAAAAAAACGAAAAACCCATGTATAATATATGACGGACGTTTATACAATGAATCTTTCTGATAATGGAGACGGTATGGTTAATTTAAATAATAACCAGTCTACCAATTTTATTCCAAACGATTCTGGACCTTCCCAGATACCTCAGATGCCACCAATACAGCAACAACAACAACAGCAAATGCCGAGTTTTATGACGGAAAAAAATGTGAGTGAAAATAAACAGACAATGGACTCTACACCAATTAACGAAATTATAGGTCAACCAGAAGCACCATTAGAACCACCAATGATGGCTCAAGATCCTCGCATGACGCAAATGCAAATGCAAGCACCAATGATGGCTGCGCAACAACCTGTTCAAAAGGCTGAGAAGGCACCCGAGAATAAAAACCCATTTAATTTAACTGACGAACAGTTTCAAGCTCTCGTCGTCGCGGTTTGTACTGCGATAGCAATTAGTAAGCCAGTTCAAGAAAAACTCGCAAACTTCGTACCATCGTTTCTTAACGACCAAGGGAACCGAAGTGTTGTTGGGTTAGCGTCAACCGGTTTGGTTGCCGCGGTAGCATTTTATGTTGCTAAGCGATACGCTTAACCAGAATTAGCAAACATACCATCTCGTTTGAGAAATATGTAAGCGGTAAGTAAACCAAATAAGAAACTTACTATGCGAAGTGCAAGGATAGAACCCGTACTTTTCGTAGTTTTACCGTAATTTTCTATATTCTTTTGAGCTTCTTTAGTTGCTTGTGATGCTAAAACAACGAAGAGCGTCGCGGCTATAGTTGTCATTAACATAAACCTTTGATCTATAGCCATGAAGGCTAAAAAGTTATCACCTTTCATGGAGTAGAGCAAAAAGTTTGGTATGATAAAAAAGAGTGTTATTAAATTGACCCCGTAATTGTTAGATAACATTGGTACGCTAGATAATGACATGTATGCTACCCAAGCGATTATAGCTTGTAATATTTGAACATTCGATGCTACGTTTTCGGACATGTTAATTATTACTATACGGTTAGATTATTTATCCTGAACATGTTTACCACAAAATTTCGTCTTTTTTGGTATAGTTTCGTATATACCCAATTTCACGCATATACCTCTTAATTCCTTGAAATTTTTCCAATACCCTTTACTGTGCGAATACTCGTCGACTGATGAGTGTGCGAGTTCGTGTATGAGAACATGGAAAATTTCGTTCGAATCACCGTCTATACATAACCCTATTTCATTCCCCTTATTTGTATTGTAACCTATAGCACCTTTACTTATCCTATAATGTACCGTTATGGGTACTTCTTTTTGTAACATTTCAAACTTTTTATTATCGGTTTCTATGAGATGTTCCCTGAGAATTCTATACTTTTCGCGAACCTCTGATATTTCCTGTGGTTCCTTCGTGTTGAGTAGTAAAAACACGTTTATGATAAGGAGGAGTAACGCAACTATCATCTTATCATAAACATACATAAAAATGTATAATAAACGAGATTACTTATTATTATTTTGTAATTTTTTTAATAACCTCTGTTTGTGATTATACATATATGAACCTTCATTTCTTAATAGTTCAATTTCCTCTTGAACCTTATTTAACTTAGACGCTAATACGGCTTCTTTTCCCATGAGTTTTTTAATTTGTTTCGTAATTACACTTTCCCTAGCTCTTATTTTATTAACTTGATTACGGTTTATTTTTTGAATATTGTTTGGTCTGGGCATTATACCTTTTATATATTACGGAGATAAAATACCAGGTAAATGTATATGAGTAACTCCAGATCCAACGTTCCCCAGGCACTTCGTAACATCGGTGTTACGAACATGAATATTACAAAACTTAATCTAGTAACAGGTTATACAATAACCAAATTACCACCACAAATCGGTGACCTTAAAAAACTAGAGTATCTTTTTTTGGGATTTAATAAATTAACCACATTACCACCACAAATCGGTAAGCTTGAAAACCTTAGGGTACTTCATTTGAATAATAATAATTTAAAATCGTTACCATCCACGATTGGTAAACTTACAAAACTTGAAAAACTTGATTTAAGTGATAATGCGTTAGAATCTTTACCACCACAAATCGGTCTTTGTAAAAATCTTAAGAAACTTAATTTGGATAATAATAAATTAAAAACGTTACCAAAAGAGATTATTAAACTTAGAAATATAAGTATTATCGCGAATCGAAACCCAAACCTTACAATACCTTATATCCTAAAAAATAAAAACATTACCGTTTTCCATCATTATAAATCATTCGATCCTAATGTCTTGTATGAAAAAGAATATAATTATAGCAATTATTATAAAAACCAATTATCGGGTAAAGCCATTACTAAACGAAAAAATTTACCCTTTTTACCGAAAAATATTAAAAATCTAATAGCAAAAAAAATTTCTAACGTTGAACCTGTAACAAAACCAAAACCTCCTAGTAAAACTAAAAATCCTTTACGTAAATTAGTACGTAAAATAAAAGAGAAAAGAAATTTAAAACGTAACACGGAAAATATAAAAAAAGTAACAAATCGAATTAAAAGTACAGTTAAAACGCCAAATACGCCAAACACGCCAAACACACCAAACACACCAAACACACCAAAAACCATTCGAAAAAAGGCGGGTAACGCCGCTCAGAGTAGACGTACCAACGTCAATAATAATAACAGGTAAATGTATATGAGTAACAACAACAATCGCCGAGTCAGACGAAGACTTTATGTTCCCTTCAACCTTAATAGATATAGAACAGATGTTAAGAATATTAAGAATGTAGGATACGATAAGAACGTCAATTCGAAATATACTAATTTACCAAGAGAAATTGGTTCATTTAAACAACTCGAAATTCTTTGGTTGAATGGGCATAACTTAACCTCGTTACCAAAAGAGATTGGTAACCTTAAAAACCTTAGGGTACTTATGTTGGGTGATAATAATTTTGAATCGATACCAAAAGGGATCTATAAACTTAAAAATCTAACGCAGTTTTCTTTGGGTGGTAATGAAATAACTTCTATACCAAAAGATATCGATAACCTTCAAAATCTAACGCACCTTTCTTTGGGTGGTAATAACATAACTTCTATACCAGAAGAGATCGGTAAACTTAAAAATCTAACGCACCTTGATTTGTCATATAATAATTTAAAATCGATACCAAAAGAGATTGGTAAACTTAAAAACCTCCGGTATCTTGAATTGGACAATAATAAATTAACCTCGATACCAAAAGAGATTGGTAAACTTAAAAAACTTAGGGAGCTTAGTTTGAAAAATAATAAATTAACTTCGTTACCAAGAGAGATCGAAGACATTCCTTTTCTCTATAAACTTGATGTGAAGTTAAACCCAGGACTTAAAGGTATATCGTCAGAACTTGAAAAGAAAGGATTAATTATTAATAAAAACAATTATACTAAATTTATAAATCATAAATATTATACGAACCAATTGTCCACTGTAACTGTTAAACGAAAAAATTTACCTCGTTTACCACCAAAAATCCGCGAAAATATCGCACGAAAAGTTAATAAACCGCCGCCTAATGCCAGAACAGAAGTTAACAAAATGAATATAGCAAGGTCGAGTTTAAGAGCTTATAACAATAAACAGAAAGTATTAACTCGTCGTCTTGATACCTTGTTTGAAAATACACCACAATCAGAACTAAATAAATGGTCAAAGTGGAATAATACTAGCAATAATATTAAAACTATTATACCTAAAATTCATAATAAACATGGTAATGGTGCCCGTAAAATTAGAAATAATAATAACAATAACTAATCATTTCTTATACACAAACCTAAATTTACTATACAAATCCGAAACCGGGTTCCCTTTAAGATCTTCCCATAGTGTTAAAGTAAACCCCAAATCTTCCATGCGCGTAAACAACATGTCCTTGTGCGCTATAGGTTCGACTTTAGGTCCACTCGCGTAATACGGTGTATCTGCTAAGTGGACGTATAACTTTTCACCGAACTTGCCCGAACTCGTTCCTTTCATTAAAAAGTAGTTTCCTAACTCGTCTTTTACGGGCGTGTTCATGATAATCTTATCGGAATTCGGTATGATTCCCATGAATTGACCCCCGGGTTTCATTCTATTTTTTATTGCTAATAAAGACGTCTCGAATAACGTGTTCGTTTCGAATATATAGTGTAACGAAAAGTTATAACACACGACGTCGTATTTTCTATGCGGACACGCGAATATATCACCTTCGTAAAAGTTGACGCGTATTTTCATGTTCTTAGCACGCGACTTAGCCTCCCTAAGTGAATCTGGATTAGGTTCGCACATGCTTATATTCGCACCGGCGTGTCGCCACTTTTGGAGATCACCACCGAATCCACATCCTACATCCAAAATACTGTCGCCTTCGCGGGTAGCCGATTGGATGAGGAGACGCTTAGACTCGTTATGGTACTTGCGTATCTCCTCCATTTATTTGTAATGGTTTTTATTTTTTAAATGGGATTACTAAGGTTAAAAAATCTCAGAGTATATAAATGATATCGCTAAGGAATACGATTCAAATGGAAATGAATAAAGCGCGTGAAAAGATTAAGAGAATAGACGAAGGTAAGCGAATGAATAACGAAACCAAGGAAAGAAAAATACAAAAAATAGTAGAGGCTCATATTCGTAGGGTAAAGAATTTGGAAAATGAATTCACGAGAAGGAAGAGAAATCACAAAAATAAAACCAAAAATTTCACAAAAAAATAATATCAGTTTATAGAAATGGAAACTGAAGATAAGAAGTGTGACGATACCCAACCCGTCGCAAACTGGAAGTGTATAGTGCTTACGTTAGCGTTAGCTGGTGGGTACTGGTTTTTACCTCATAGAAACAAGTGGGTCCTTCTAGGACTCTTATATTTTCCGTACATAGCACTCGCATACTACGACCACTGGTACGCGTGTAAACGTAACCTCGGACCAACGTACCTCGCCATGTTTTACCATTGGATAAAACCTCAAGATTCGGACCAGATCGTTAAGTATAAGAATTGGTGTCCCGAAATCAAAAATAGAGTTCTTTTCATAGACACTATTATATTACTCGGTTGTTTAGTCGCTTTACCATCGTTCCTTAAATGGAAACCTAAGTAAAAAACAGGCTTAAAAAAAAAGTACTAAATAAACATATAAAACAATGTCTACTCTCGAACAAGATTATACGACCGTACCGGGTCAATTATACGCGTGCCTGTCCGTCGTAGGACCCGAAGCACCGCAAAAAAACGATAAGTTTGGTATTAAAATTAGGGGCGCGTTTAACTCGCGCGACGAAGCTGCGTCTCACGCGAAACGTCTTCAAAAAGAAGATGCGACTTTCGATATTTATGTCGTCGACATGTATAAATGGTTGTTAATTCCACCGGATAATCTCCAGATCGAAGATGCGCACTATGCGGATGAAAAGCTCGAGGAATTGATGGCGGGGTATAGGGAAAATCAGGCACAGGCAGCTGCCATGTTTGCTGAACGTAAGAAGGATATGATGGCTGTTAAGACACCTGGTACCGATACGTATTTCAAAAGCGGTGACGAAAACTCGCAATTTTATACGAAACCAGACGAAGCCCCCGTCAGTCACCCCGGTGAAGTTTTGGACCGTCTCCAAAAGGAAAAACCTGATGCGAATATGGAAGATCTCGTCAAGGAAGCGGACGAGATTGTTGCGCAGGAAGTAAAGGAACGACAAGAAAAGCGTGAAGCTGACGCAAAGGAAGCGTTGGAAAAGGAGGCTAAACAAAGAGGGTTTAATTCTGTGGAAGTTATGCAAAAGTTTGACGACGAAAAGGCTCGTGCTGAATTACAAGCTGCGGAAGAAGAAGCAAAGAAAGCTCAAGTTGAGCTTTCGGAACAGGCGCAGATTAAGGAAGACGATGGTAAAGATGAGGAAGAGGAAGTGACATCAAAAAATACGGAAAATGTAAACCCAGATGAAGCGTAAATTAATTTTGTTATTTAAATGTAAGTATGTTGAGTATTATATTGAACATAATCACCATTCTTATAGTGTTAGTATCCGTCGTTTTATTTTTCAGAGTGTATAAAGATCAAAAAAGTAAATCGGGTGGCGGTGTCGAAAGTGAAGAAGTTACACCTTCTAAAGTTGCCGAGGACATGGCTAAAGATCCACTCATAGTGAGTAGATCGTATTTTACTGAACCGAAAACGGGTAATATAGGTACGTTTACGGGTCAACAAACTACATCTGAATACGATTGGATAAAAGGTAAACCTGTTATCCCGGTCTAAGTATTACGGGTTGCATGGTTTTACCCATGAAAAAACCTAATAAAAACGCTACAAAAATTATAATATACCCCGTTTTATCTAAATTTGTAAATATATCGTTTTTTTCCTGGTATTGAGGTTGTGGGTTATAATAAACCTGATGTTGAGCAGGGTGTGAGTAATATTTATCGTCTACGGTTTCGTCGTGTTGTTCTTCCTGTTCTTCGTCTATCAAACCGGTACTGTTTTTATTTATGAATTCGTCTGGGTTATACTCAATCGGTGTTCCAACTTCAGCTTCCATATATAAAAAAAGTATCTATTTTTTTAAGCTCGTTATTACTCGCTATATTCTTCTTCTTCTTCGGAGTAGTCTTCGTCTTCATCTGTATCGTCTACGACGAACCCTTTTAAATTACCATTATCGTCTGCGTCTTCATCATCTTCAATATCTTCATCGTCGTCTGAACAAAAATCTTCATCGTCTGATTGTAATACATCGTAATCGGAATCGTATTCATCTTCCTTATAATCATCTTCCACTTCTTCAAATAATTCCAAACGTTGTGGTACTTTAGAAACTCGTCCCGAGCGTGTTTTTACACCCGAAACCATTATATAAATATTATAAATACAATTCTTTTAAGTATTTTACTCACTTTCATTCTGTAAATTAGCGTATAATTCATCGAAATTTAGTTTTATATTACTAATAATGATATCTATATCTTCTAAAACACTAGTATCACCAGAAACTGAACTGAGTGCTATTTCGTCTAGATTTGATATAGATCTATTCATTAGTTTTTTAGATAAAGTTATATCTGTTCTGTATTCTAGAGCCATTTTAATATTCTCTATGAATTCGTTGTGTATAGATGGATTTAATCCTGAATATTTATAGGATTTACGTATGAGTTTATGTATCTCGGTAACACTATTCTCTTTTATGGATATCATAGACGATGCGAAGTATATAACAACAGCTAAAACAATTACTGCTAGCATTATATTCTATAATTTAGCTATTATTTTTTTATCTAAATAATGTTTGCGGTTTTCGCAATTACACACTTGTTCAATCTTATCTTTTACAATTCTAAAAACAACGTAACTTTTGTTACAAATTAAACACGTATGATTAGTGCGAACTGAGTATTCTTTTATATTTGATTTTGATTTAGACTTTGTTTTTTTTATTTCTATTTTAGATACTTTAAAATCGTCACCTGTGTTTAACATGTTTTTCATTATGAAAACTGAAAGTTGATCAGTTAGAGTTAAATCGTACTGTTTTATTTCTTCCTCTTGTTTTTTCTTTATGAATTTTGTGATAGGTGGTACGTACTTTTTAACACCGCCTTCTTTATACAAACGATTTATAATATTAGGCGATAATTGATACCTTTTACCAGTAAAATCTTTACAAAACCCGTAATGTCTTATTATATCAGTAGTAGAAAAACACTTTTGTGCGATTGTTTCGCCTATTATATGAAACCATACATGATTGGAATTATGGTTACATTTTTTATTTTCACAATAAAAAGAATTTGTTGACACGAGGAAGCTACCGTTACATTCAAACATTTTCGTGATACGCGAAGTTGCCTGTCCTTCGAGATACTTATTTACAAATTTTTCTATGAGTTCTAACACTTCCTGATCTTTAAACTCATGTTTTATTTCATCTTCTGAAAAAGAATCTTCTTTATTATATTCTATGACCGCTCCTTCTATTATAACAGGCGTTGTACTTTGTGTGCGTATGGTTGCCATTTTTAACATTTCAATGTCACCTTCTTTGGGATTTTGTATTTCTTGAAGCAATTGAAAAGATTGTCCTTGACCACCTTTAAAAATAAATAATGGTACATATTCACCTTGTATTTCTTTTCCTGTATTGTTACACTCTTCACATCCTCGTCCTAAACACTTTTCGTGTTTACCTTTTTTATGTGAATATGGCATTCTAAAACCACTTCCTTGCGCTTTTGTATCCGAACTTCCGTATACGGCACAATCAACTATATCTGACCATTTTTTACTTCCATCGAAAATGGAAAGTGCGTTTATGACGTGTTCTCTGAGTGCTATTGCGGATGATTTATTTACTACGAAATTTGGCCAATTTATATGAACACCTGATTTTACAAGATCTTCACCGGCGGGTTTTGGTTCGGCTATTGATATTAAAGCATTACCACCGCCATGACGAGTAACTATACCACATATTAACTGGCATATATCGAATATGTCACATACTTCTAAATAGTCTCGAGCCTTATGGTCAATATCTATAAAAAAGTTATAGTTTTCAGTTTTTTGTTCAACTACAAATATTTTTTCATCTACTTTATACGCTTCTATACATTTTTTATAAAAATCATTCAATCTATCAAATGGCACGGAAAGAACACCGCCATCCATGAGCACATGTGATACATTGGAGTTGTTTAAGAACCCCTGTTCTTTACACCATTGTTTAAACATGGTGTATACTTATAATTTATTAGTTTTTATTTTTTATATTCATTCATCGCTATCGTAGTGATGTCGCCATATTGTTTTTCTATACGAAATTTCTGGGTACTGTTCCTGATCTGCTAAAGACTTTTTAAGTACTAAAAGTTCATAAACTTTATCATTTTGATGAACTTCTAAATACCTTTGTGCTTTACTTTCTGTATATCCATGATTTTCAATTAATATATCTTTTATTTGTGATAAAATATAGGCTTTAGACTTCATTATTTAATAGAGAAGGTTTTTCTATTAAGAGAAGTTACACACGTATAAAATTCGGGGTTATTGAGAACATTTTTGACGATCCTATCCCATTGTTTTTTCGTATTGAATTCCGATAAAGTTTCAAAATTCATGAAATCATTTTCATCAAACGTTCTCTTAATTGGTAATTTTTGTATTTTTTTTAAATTTGTTTTTTGTTTTTCATCGTTAAACTTCTTAATGAGTTCGTTTTGTTCCTGTTGTGTATAATTTACGAAAAATATGAACACGTTATATTCCAACTCTACACCGGGACTTTCCTTTACTATAAACTTGAAAGTGGTATATTCACCCTTTTTGAGATTTACAACTCCTCTCGTTTCTTCTTCTAATTCTCGTAGGGCACATCTTATTGGGTTGGGTATTTCTCTTCTTCTACATCCACCAGTGACGAAAATCCAATCCTTGAATCTTCTATCTCTAACGGTAAGAAACTTTGGTTTAGAACCCGTAAAGGTTACAGGTATTGCGATAGCCTTGTATTTCTTCATTGCGCATTTGCAAGTTATAATAGAACGATATGATTATTCTGAAGAATCTTCTTCACTTTCTTGATTTTCTTCTGATTCTGTGTCGACTTGGGTTTCGTTTTTAACGTTAATAGTGTCATTTATCGGTGTATCCGGTACCGAATTAGAAATTTGTATTGGCCTGACCCTGGACAAAAATGAAGCCATTTTTCCATTCATACCCTTAACACCTTCCATTTCTTCCTTGGTCGTTTTGAGTTCTTTATACATATAAATTGAAGCGGCTATGCACATTATAACGGCGACTATCATTGCGGTATCTTTATCGAACGTAAACATTGTATATTAAATTTAGTAATTATGTTTTTAAGTTCGTATAATCGCGCCCATGTGTACACCATTTTCCTTTGGACAGTCATACCCCATTTGAGCAAATTGAATCTCCTGGTAATGCCCCTCTTTACACTCCGCATTTTGAGCGGGTTCTTGATGTTTAGAGTCGACGAGATGATTCAAAGTTCCGGACTTAGGATCGTATGTAATAATAAAAATGAAAGCTAAAAGAAAAACTAATTGCCAGAACATTTATAATAAGTGGCTATAAAAAATAATTTAGTTCGAGTACATCAAACCACCCATACCGTTTTCAATACGGAGAACGTTGTAGTTGACACCATAAATATCAGAACCATTGTTTTGGGTATCACTTACGATACGCGCAGAATCGAGTCTACTGAAGTTAAGCGACCCAGTTGGTTGAAGCTTCGACGTGTCGATACAGAATGGAACCAAAAGCGTAGCGACGTTATGACCGTTAGCCGCAGAAACAGATGATTGTGTGTGGTAGTACGTTGGAATGGCAGTAAAGTGTGGGTCGGCATCTTTGAAATTGGTAACATCCGTACCGTTGATTTGGAGCTTAATCTTGTTACCCGCAGATGTAAGATCGGACGAACCTGTTGTTTTAGCGACCAAGTATTTCATTGGGTGGTTAAAGCTGAGTTCCTGGATCCTACCCCCAGATGCGATAGCTTTTTGTGTTTGTGTAATGATCATGTTTTGTGGCGTAGACGACAAGGCAGTGCGTTCATCCGTATCGAGGTGGATGAATTGCGAAAAGCATTCCCATCGCGAAGAATCACCGTTGATTGTTCCCCACGAAATTCTGACTTCAACGTCGTGGTATTGAAGCGCGACCAATGGGAGCGCAGATTGGGCGTTTTCGCAAAACGAAAACCTGAGTGGGTAGAATTTACCAGATTTACCGGCAAAACCCGTCGTAGACTTAGTAAGGTTTTGTGACATAGTGGTTGGTGCGAGGTCCATTGAGAATGTAGAATCTTGCGTATCGATGACCTGACCACCGATCAAGAGTTCAACTTTATCAATTTGAGCGGCTAAATCAGCGGCTGAAAATTCTTGCGCCGCACCATCCGAACCAACTGGTGTTAAGTAAACATAACCAAGCATATCACCTTTACGCTCGAACCTAACAGTGGACATACCATTATCCGATGGGTTGCCCTGGATAGTTTGTCTTTCGACAGTTTGGGCAAAGTTTGTGTGACGTTTGTAGTTAGACCTAAAAAAGGAAACTTCGGGTTGACCGACGAGGTGCGCATCTTGGGCACCGATTGCAACGAGTTGGGCTATACCTCCAGACATATTTTATATTATACTAAGGTTTTTTATTTTTAAGCCTTACTATAATATGAAAGATTCTAAAAAAAAGAATTTAAGCTGCTGTGAATGAAATTGCATTCATGTAAATATTCGCGTCTAATTTAGATACGGTCAAAAGACCATGACCATTCTGGGCTATAGAAACATCGTTCGTAAACGCAATCTGATCTATACCTGCCGTGATTGCTTTTGAGACTTTTCTATCCGCCCCTGATGCTAGGAGTGGTACCACAATTTGACCTCCGCTTGGTAAATTTGTTACGGAAAGTATAGCAACGTCTGCGTCTATAGACGTGAGTGGAGCTGTACCGTAACTTTTGTTTTTACAATCTATCTCGAGTGTTCCTGATCCTGAAGTCCAAGTAGTTGCTATTTCCGTGTTTGTGAGTTGGAGGTTTTGTGACGTGACGTTCCCTGTTATAGTTGTATCTACGCCTACGAATATGTTCCCTGTTGTGGTTACGTTTGATCCGATACTGATACTTTTTGACGTTGTAAAGTTATTATCACCGTACGAAGCGTGTGGTCCCGTAAACTGGATAACGTTCGATGTAATAACATTTGACCCTGCGCTTCCTGAACACACATCGTCCAAATCGAACGGTGATGCTGCGACGTGTAAACCACCGATCGTAATATTAGTAGCGGATACGTTACCTGTAACCGTGAGTACGTTAGACCCGTACGTGTTTATTGTAAGGTTTGATTCACCGGTAGGCCCTGCCCATGCGGCTTTACCTATACTGACGTTAGCGTGATCACCCGAACCTTCCTCGTGTGTAAATTCCATGGTCGAACCACCTTGTCCTCCTGAATCGTAAATCTCACCAGTCGTTGTATCTATCGATAAAACGTTCTTTGTCGATGTAGAACCACCTTGTACTTCTGGGGAAAGTATTATCGCGTTATTTACTTTTAGGTTACTCGTTCCCGATCCTCCTTCGAGTAGAATATCATCCGCAAACGTAAGTTTTTTAGTAGATGCGATTGAAATATCACCCGCGGATGTTAACCCCGTGGTCGCGTTATTAAACGCAATCGTATGTGTTGTCGTTGCTCCCCCATCTGTAATAGCCTGTAAAGTCGAAGAAACGTCCGCCCATTGAACTGCTGAAGCCGTACTTTTAAGAAACTTACCATCACTTACACCTAATTTTGCTAATGTAGTTGCACCCGTGGCGTAGAGTAAATCACCCGCCGTGTACGACGCGATGTTTGTACCACCGTGATCAACATCGAGAACACCTGTAGTTATTTTTTCCGCATCGAGATTTGTTATATTTGAACCATCACCCTTGAGTGTCGTAGCTTCTACCGTACCCGTTGTGGTAACGTTACCTGCTGAAACATTACCACCTTCAACACTCAAAGTTATATATTCATCAGAGGTTGCGTTTGTAGGAACGATATGCGGATCGAGTGGATCGCTTAACGTATACGCGATAACATATTTCTTTTCGTCGCCCATAAATCCAGAAACAACGTTCGCGGTTGGTCGTGTCATTATCATACCTAAATCAATGGTATCAGACGCATTTGCGTTACCTAACTCGATAAGTGGATCGGCGATGGTATGATTTTTAGTATGTTGATACGTCGTGTTTCCTTGGACGAGTAAATTACCCGAAATTGTAAGGTTAGACCCAATGGTCATTGTATCTACACCATCGAATGTCAGTTTTGGGTCCGATGATAATACCCCGGACCCGTTTGTAAATGGAATTCTGTTATTATTCAACCCCGATGCTGTAATGGTACCGGTTAATGTTGGACCAGAGAGTGTAGCGCCTGTTATTGTTGATGTCCATTCAGGTATAGTTGCATCTGATTTCATTTGTAAAACCTCATAACCTGCTCCTTTATCAAGTCCCGCTATTGTATCATTAGCATTTGCATAGAGTATATCACCGGCCGTGACTGTATCTAATCCTGTACCACCTTTGGTTACGGGTACGGTAGGTAAAACACTTGTTGAGAGCGTACTACCTCCAGCTTGTACTACATTAGACGCGTTAATATTGTTAAGATCCGAACCACTCCCTTCGAACGTGGCGGCCTTTATTTTACCGGCGGTCGTGATTGTTGTACCAGTATCTGTTAAATTCATAGACCCATCGGATTCTGCGGTCGTAGACCCGAGAACGGCATCTAGGGTCGTGTCAACGGTTGACCATTCGGGTATATCACTAGACCCGAGTTTAAGATACTTACCAACATCTGCGTTAGAACCAGCGGGAGCGAGTGTTCCGAGTGCTGTACCCGAAGCTTTACCGTAAAGTATTGTACCATCTGCGTATGAGTCCTGACCCGTACCACCACTAGCCATTTCTATAGGTGAAGTTGTAGTAACCGTACTCGCTGAAATTGTATTAGCCCCCGCAATTTTACCATAAAGTGCATCGGCCGATTCTCTTATAAAAACATTACCACCGACATCGACGTTACTCGTCGTATAAATACTCGTGAGTGCGTTTGTAAACTGAACCGTATTCGATGTAACGTTACCTTGGTTTACGATATTCTCCGCTGTAAGGTTCGAAAGGTAATACGAATCGCCTCGGTAATTTTGCGCGTTTACGTTACCGACCGTATCTAACGCGTATATCGAAGCTGTGGGTACATTTATTTGAACTTGACCTTGATTACCAATACTTAAAGCATGTGCCGGTGCGGTGTTTGCTAAACCAAGATTGGAACCCGTATAAGTACTACTATGTATTGTCCCCGAAACCTGGATTTGGTTCGTCCCACTATCTTGTATATTTATAGAAGACCCCGTTGTAAATTTATTTGACCGTGTTGTACCTTCTACGCGGAGCGTGTTCGTATCACCCGTTGGACCACACATGAAAACCTTATCTTTTACCGATAGGGCGTGTATGGGCGCACTATTGGCGACCCCGATATTCGATGTTGTTATGAAACCTGTTGTTGCGTTACTAAACTGAACTGTGTTTGAAGTTACGTTACCACGATCTGTAGCTGCTTGTAAAGTAACACCACCTAAAAGTGATGTAGGAACACTCGAATCAACAACTTCTTTCGTCGATGCGGAATAACCTATAAGGTTAGAACCTGCTAATTCAGCAACGCGAAGCGGTGCCATATAAATGGAACCCGTGTTGGTCGCATTAACAGCAGAATCTGAAGCATTAAAAACAATTGTGTTTTCAGCCTGGCTATCTGAAACGTGTTTACCAAACCGGATTTTGGTAGACCGTTCGATCGTAGGTATGTTTTTAACCATATTAATATAAGTATGTATTTTAATTTGCATAGATAAGACCGGCTAATCCATTATCAATCCTGAGTATATTATAGTTAACTGCGTATATAGGATCGGATATGTTTCGGGATTGACTGTGTATCTTTGCTGAATCTAAACGACTAAAATTGAGAGTTCCGGTCGGCTGAAGTGAACTCGTTGAGAGACAAAAACAGTATAAAAAGAAATCGGGTGATGTTACGAATTGCGTGTGATAGTAATTTTGAACCTCCATGAAATGAGGTTTTCCCCACCTATAATTACCTATATCGAGTCCATTTATTTCTAGTTTAACCCTGTTATCGGCAGACGTTAAAGCACCATTCACAGTTGTATCCGAACACGCGAGATACTTAACCGGGTGATTAAACGTGAGTTCTTGTGTAAGTTCCTGCGACGGAATACTTTTTTGAACTTGTGTAATTAAAAGATCGTGTTTTCTGGAAACTATATTACCGCGTTCTTCGTTATCGAGGTAATAATAATTCGAATAACATTCAACGTTATAGTTTCCAACTTGTGAACCCCAGTGAATACGTATTTCTACTTCCTGATACTGTAAAGCAACTATTGGTAAAGCGCATTGTGGACCTTCACAGAAGAAGAATCTTAGAGGGTAGAAATACGACCTCGCGCTTACACCCGGGTGTGTCCCGTTAGAACTTTTAGAAACGTTTGTTGCGAATGTATCGATAGCTATTTTTTCCGTAAAAACTGCGTCTTGAGTATCTATAACCTGACCACCGATAAGTAATTCGACCTTATCTATGAGTTCACTCCAATCTTGGTAATCGAGTGCCTTAGAGTTATCGTCTATTGTAAAGTATGTATATCCGAGTAAATCACCCGAACGTGGGAATTTAACTGAAGACATAGCGTTATTTTTCACAGCTCCCTGTATCGTTTGCTTTTCGACGGATTGTGAAAAATTAGAGTGTCGCTTAAACGTTGAGTTAAAGAATGATATTTCCGGTTGACCCATTATATGCTCATCTTGAGCACCAATGGCAATGAGTTGTACAACACCGGAAGACATTTATAATAAGAAAAGGTTAAAATTATAAGTACATAACGCCCTGAAATAATTAATAGGCTAAATTTCTTTTTTTGCAAACGAATTTAAAAACGAAAATGGCATCACCACACACAAGTGTTTCACCATCTTGTTTATCTAAATTAAAAGTTAATCTATCGAGTGTTCTGATTGGGTTATAATATTGTTGGATAATTGGATACTCGTTTCTGAAATACACCGCTTTTTGGGAACTACTCCCACCGTGTAACTCATGTTGACACATGATCGTTCCAAAAATACCGTTAAGGTGGTTATCGGCATCATCGAGATCATTTTTCCCGCGTTGCGTGAAGTGACTTTTAAGTTCATCTATACCGACGTGTATACATCTTTGGGCATCACCGGTTGTGTTAATACTCGCGGCGAGTAGTTGTGCCTGGACAACATTTTCGAGTGGTGTTGGTAAATGAAGTGTAAAATCAGTATCGGAAGAAGTGTCTAGGTTATCGAGTATAACAGTATGATGTTCGTATTCGAAATCGGGTAAAGTGGACTGACTAGTCACTAAAGCCATTTATATATACTGGAGATTTTACTTCATCTTGTATCCCGCTTGCGCCGCGACCAACTTTTGGCCTTCGCAGATACCGCCTCGACTATCCGAGTAGTACGATTTACCGAGACATTCTTCTTTAGACTCGAGGTTGAAAAGCGAGTCTTCGTTTGTCGTTTCGATATCGACTGGGCTGTAGTAGCTGGTTCTCAAAAATTGGAGAACACATATAATTGCAAAGACGATTACGATCGCCTTGAGTGTACTTTTGTTGGTAGCGTTAAGTTTCATTTGTAATTGACAAATATTTTTTTATAAAGTGCGTTAAAGAAATTAGAATAGTTTCAATATAAAGATTAATGGACGGTGAGATCATCCTTAATCGAGGTGACACGAATGTTATGAAATTAGACGATAACGAACAGGCCCTGATGAATGAGATTGAAATTGATATTCCAAGACCTCAGCCTGTAAAAAAACAAATGCCAAAACCCATGAAAACTCAGTTTACTCCACCACAAACACAAACTTTCCAGGAAGATATAGATTCTTTTGCGAATCCTAATAAACAAAATCATCCTACGGCTCCTCCAGCAGAAGAACCCGTGGATTATGGAGAATACGAAGACGACGACCCCGGGTACGATTACGGTGGCGGTGGAGGTGGCGGTGGCGGTGGTATGAGCGGTGTTCCATATATGGAAGAAGAACAACCATCACCTGGGTATAAAACAATAGACGAAGAAAAGGCGGATCTTGTAAACAAAATTGGTCGATTAGAAAAGAAAGGGTTTACGGTAAACAAACGTTTAAACGCGTATTCACCTATAGATGAACTCAGAACAGAGGTTAAACGAATTACGTATAGCATAGACGTCGATAAATCCATTAAATTTTCCAGACGAATGCTTATCGCATGTACGACCGGTTTAGAGTTTATGAATAAAAAGTATAACCCGTTCGAGATTCAACTCGACGGTTGGTCGGAAAACGTCATGGAAAACGTGGAAGATTACGATGAAGTATTCGAGGAATTATACGTTAAGTATAGGTCTAAAATGCACGTCGCACCTGAAGTTAAATTGATAATGATGCTTGGAGGATCAGCAATGATGTTTCACTTAACGAATAGCATGTTTAAATCGGTCATGCCAAACATGAACGACGTGATCAAACAGAACCCAGAACTCGTACAGAACATGATGTCTGCGGTTCAGAATACGGTTCCAAAATCACAGCAACAATCAGGTGAAACTACGGATGCGAGCGGGAGACGCGAAATGCAAGGTCCGGGTTTAGACATTTCGAGTCTCATGGGTAATATCATGATGCCACCAACACCACCAATGAGTACTACGAGTATACCACCAAATATTAATGCACCAGGTGACGATGACGTAGACGACGATATTTCGGATATTGCCGAGGGTGATGTTGCGAATACGAAGGACGAAAAAGAGGACGGTGATAATGAAGTGCGCGAAGTCAAAGTTACCCAGACCAAGTCAAAACGAGGCGGTGGGAAAAAGAAAAAGTCGGTCGAAATTAATTTATAAACGATAGTATAAATGATAGGGTATTGTCCTTTAGACGAAGATCCTATTGAAAGACCCCAACGTCAGGAGGTGGTCGCCAAACCCCAAGTGGTGAAACGTAAAAAACGTAACATTTTGGGTGAAGACGATACCGAATGTAATTACGTTGTCATGTTCTTTATAGCGGGTGTTATAGCACTCGCGGTCATGGATTCACTTCCATCTAAGAAATGAGTAAAAATTGATTTACCATCCTGCTTTTTCCAGCATGGTAAATAATTTAGATATTATACTCGTAAATATCGGTAATATTTTTTAAAAATAGATATTCCGATATTATAAAAAATTTAGCTGTTTTTTTACCTTCGCGTTTTAATTTACATAATCTATGACTTCCATCAATTGTTCTGAATGGTAAAACGTGTGGGTTTATAAAGGTTTCGACGGCTAAACACGGTAATTCCGTGTCTAAACTGTCGTAATATTCATCGTGTTTAAGTTCGGGTTTATCTTTACATTTCCAAGAAACCATATCGAGATCTAATTCTGTAATTTGGTTTCCGTAATAAATATCATCAAAGAGTTTTAAAGGTATTCTGTGATCCATATTTGTCATTATTCTCCAGTTTAAACCATCTTTACAAGTAGTTATATGACATCCTCCAAGCATGTTACTAAACCCATAATCCGATTTATTACCACCGTTTAAGTATAAAATCTTTTTATCGAATAAAAAGTGACTTTCATCTACGGTACGAAACCCCATACTTATTCTATTTGTCTGACTACCCACACAGTGCCAAAGGCAGTCTTCCCCACCTTTTGCTTCGAATTGATTTATTTTCCACCCCTTTTTATCGTAATTTGTTATTAAATTACCTGTTTTTGAATCGAAGTGCCTAAAAAAACTTTTATTATCTTCTTCGGTCCAAACTAAATACGTTCTTTTACCTACGTTATCACTATTAGTATGCCAACCACAAAACGCATTTTTGGGGTAATAGTAAAAACCTGAAGGTATCATTAGAACCCCGAATTTCCTATGAAGTGCCTGAATGATACCTGAGAAAATATGTAGATTTCTAGGGTACGAGTACCTGTTACAATTTCCTGGTATTTGGCGCGCAGTTGGGTTATCTCCATTACTTTTACAAATAATTTCACCCAATTCAGGTAAATCCAATTTTGCGTTTAGTAAAGGATTAAATGTACTCGACTTACTTGGATTAATGAGATGTAAATGATTTATTATATCGTAAGCTTCTTTTTCTATATAATCTTCCATTAATTAAAAAATATTTATTCTTTTAATTAACATGATTTTGTTTTTTTTTAAATTTTAATGGTACCGTATATGATCGTAAAAACAGTTATCCGCCGGTATTTCAGACCAGGAACTATCACCTGGTTCTTTCCAAAGACTATATAATGCTTCACCACCACCATTTTCCTGAAACCGCACGAATATTTTATGGTATCCAGTTTTCAAGTATATATTACCTGTGGTTCCACCTGGGGTTGTGGTTGTACCATTATGAGCATGTCCACCGTACCAATAAGCGACTTGAATACCGTTTATGTACATATCTGAAGCATCGTCACTATTTAAACCAAAATAGTGCGTTCCAGCTGTAGTTACTTTTAAATAACCTTCAAATGTATCGGCAAATGTATTAAGGCTATTATTGGCCGCGAGACGTGGTCTACTTAATGATTTAGTACCTGAACTTAGACTTTCGAAATACGTATCCATAGCAGATTGTGTAGTCGGTGTACTTGCACCCGATGTAAAACGCAGTCTTATTAGGTTTGACTTAACTAAATGCTGTTCATATCGTGATGTACCAGTTTGTATAGAGTTACAGTGAATGTGACCGTTAACATCGAGTTCGGCATTTGGACTCGTAGTTCCTATACCAACTTTACCACTCGTATCGATCGTCATTTTTGTGTTAGTTGAAACAGAATCCCAATTAGTACCCAATTTCATTTTGTTAGAATCATCATTATCCACACCCCAAGCCCAACCCGCTTCATTTTTAATATCAAAGGATATGTAAGCATCTCCAGCGCTACTACCACCTACTTGAAGTGTGAGTATAGAATCCTGACCCGACGAATTAGTAGCATTGTACACCAAGATACCATTAGTTGCTGGGTCACTTCCACTTGATCTTACATCTAAAGGTGCGCCTGGTGATGATGTCCCTATACCAACATTACCCGAGCTTCTATATACGTCCGATCCCGA